TTATATTCAGTAAAGGTAAAGCTAATATTAATATCGCCGACGCCGCTACCTTCTTCGATATTGAAAGAATCGATAGTTACGTCGAAATCGACTATCGTATCGGTTATCGTTAAATGACAATATGTATCGGAAGTACGGATATCGTTAATACGTTTAATATAGTCGATAGTATCGACTGCCTTAGCGTAAGGATAGTCTATAGCCGGTAAAAAGGTACTAAATGCTATTTTACGTAAACCGCTTTTACCTATCATATTTAAATCGCCTAACGACTGAATATTAACGATACTATTATTATTATTAACGTTAACCGTATATGATTCAGGTATTACCGGTAAGGTTACACTACCATTTTTACCGGTAATAATAACTGTACCGGATTCTGTATTATTAGTAAGTGAGTTAATGTTAAATAATGAAGCTAAGCCTTTATTAACGATATTTTCAACGACGGAAGAAGTAAAAATACTCATAATTAAACTGCCCCTTCCATACGGTTAATAGAAGCTATTTTAAGTTTTTCGACAAAACGATTAACGATTTCGTCGATATCGGAATCCTGGCGTACTGTAACAGAATCAGCTAACTTACTAATATTGATATTAGTCGTAGAATTATTATTCTTAGAATATGTAGCGCCTTCTAAGCGTCCCATATCACGCGCTTCTCTTACAGATTTATCATGCGGAATAACACGAGTGCCGGAAGGCAAGTCTACAATTTCGCCTCCCTGATCGTTAATCTTAGCTAGGCCGCCTTTCCAATCTTCAGCACCAGTAAATAGTAACGGAATATTCATGCTGAAAGACGATCCGCCGAATCCTGGTACCCAGTCAGGAATAGTAAAGGATAAGCCGTTAATTAATCCGATAATCGTATTAATCGTACTACGAATGAATTCACATGCACCGGCTACACCTGATTTAATTCCTTCCCATACATTGGCGAAGAAGCTACCTAACGCTGACATACCACTACTTAACCATGGTACGAATGAATTGTTAAACCAGTCAGCAGCTGCGCTAAATGCTGCTTTAAAGGCTTCTACACCTTTAATAAGATAAGCCTTAACCGTGTCCCAGTTATAGTAAAGTAGCATTAATACAGCGATAATAGCCGTAATTGCTAACCCTATAGGATTAGTTAGAAATGCAGTAGCTACAGCACGAATACCAATAATTAAAACTTTAAATAAACCGCTTGCCGCTACTCGGATAATGCTAAATACAGCTTTTAATGTACTCATATTCTTAGTAATAGCCGATACTACAGATAAAGTAACACTAGCAGCTTTAAAGAAGGCGAATAATCCGACTACGACTTTACCGATAGCGATTACCCAGTCTAATGTACCGTCGTCAGCACGAGATACTTTTTTAGCAAACTCGGTTAAATAATCGGCAATTTGTTTTACTTGCGGCGCTAGTTTTTCGCCGATTTTATAAAGAATTGCCATACCGCTATTTTTTGCTAATTGAAGATTTACGCCGAGTGATTGATTCATTTCGTCGTAAGCCTTATTCATAGTACCCTGGCTATCTGTAATTTGTTGTTGTTGTTTTCTAAATGCTTCAGCATTACCGGCTAACTTAGTAAATGCGCGGCCGCCTACATCGCCGAATGCTTGTAACGCGATGTATTGTTTTTCTGCGCCAGTCATATTCTTAGTTTTGTTATCGAAATCTTCAGCGATATCGACCAAACTACGCATTTTACCTTCAGCGTCAAATACTGCGACGCCTATTCCGGTAAGTTTTTCTACATTCGTCGGATTCGCCATTCTTTCGAATATATTAGATAATCCTGTACCGGCTTCGCTACCTTTTACGCCGGCGTTAGCTAATACGGCTAATGCTGCGGAAGTATCGTATACTGTTTGATTCATACCGGAAGCAGCTGCACTACATTTAGATAATGCTTCGCCTAAATCGGCTACATCGGCGGAAGAATAGTTAGACGCGGCAGTAATAGCGTCTAATAATTTAGGGATTTCTTCAGCCGGCAATCTAAAGGCGTTGACTGTATTCGCTACCATTTCGGAAGCAACGTCGGAAACCGTATCTGTTGCAATAGCAAATTTCGCCACTGATTCAGTCGCTTTATTTAACTGCTTACCGGATAAACCGTCGATAGCGCCACCTAATGAGTTAGCGATACCGACTAAATCTTCGGCCGATTTCGCGACGTGTAAAGACATGTCCGTAAATGCTTGTTTAGATACATCAGCACTTTTACGAGTTTCTACATCAAGTTTATTAAGCATAGCATGATGTTTCGTATCGAATTCGGCGAATGCGTTAACGGCTAACGTAGCCGTACCGATAGCAGCTGCTGCGAAAGGTTTTAATTTATCGGCAGCTTTATCGAAATTCTTTCCTAAATTGGAAATGCTTTTGCTTGTGGCTTTAGCCATTCTGTCAGTCTTTTTTAAGTTAGAGTTTACCGCCTTTAACTTATCTGACATTTCATCTTGCAATTTAATAATTGCGTCAATAACTGTAGCCATTAATTAATTGCCTTTCAGCCTTTCGGCTTCTTCTATGCGTTTTTCTATCTCAAAACTTACAAAGGCATTAACGACTAATTTTTCACCGGTAGGCATATTATAATATGTACTTGGCATTATATGATGATATCGATATAAGAAATACATAGTCTGTACATTCCTATCGGTGTTAATTAGTTTTTTACTTCTTCTTCAGCTTCTTCCGGATCGTCTATATTGTTACCTGATAATTCATTAATCTTAGTAACGATATCGCCGATTTCGCCTACCGTAAACATAGACATAACTAATTCGGAAGGAGTCGCTACTTTATAATGTTTACATAATGCGTCATTATGTAAATCAGGATCTTTAATACCTTCGAGTAGTACGAAGGAAGTAAATTTATCTTCGTCCATAGTAGTTTTACCCTTTTTATTAGTCGTACTACATTGACGGCGGATTCGCATGAAGTCTTTTGCTGTTAATGCTTGTAAGGTAATTTCAAAATTGGTGTTAGTTTTTTTAGATAAGGATTCGACTTTATAAGTACATGTATCCTTATGTGTTAGAGTATCGATATCTTTACTTAAAAGAGTATCGACTAAATTTAATTCAGCCATGATTATATATTTCCTTTTGGTTAAATAATAAGGGACTTAAATTAATAAGTCCCTTACCTAAATTATTTAAATAGATTCTACGATTTCAAATTCGGAGAATGTAAAGTTGTAAGAATCTTCGCCTACTTTACCGGCTTCCCAGTCGATTAAGTTAAGCGTATCGAAAGTAGCGTCGCGGATTACGATTCTTTCTTCGCCGATTGCATTCGGATCATGTAGCTTAGATTCAATAGTAAATACCGGTTGCTTACCTTGTTTAATTTCTTCGGCCATTTCTTTCAAGAAATAGCTATCTACTTTATGAAGTTTGATACTACCTTTACAAGTCATAGACATTACTTTATAGCCTTTTGTAAGACGTTTAGTATGTTTAATTTCTGTTTTATCGAGTGTAATAGTAGCTTTTAAAGATACGACTTCAGCTAAATAATGAGAATTAACCCATACTTCGCCCCATGTACCATTAATGACTTGGCCGTCTTTGTAATTTTGCATAATGTGTTAATCCTTTTATTTAAATATGAATAGGAAGTTTAATAGTTTCGATAGCGTCCAATAAAGACATTTCAGCAGTTAAGAATACATTATCGCCGATATTTTCGTATTTAATGTCGATATCTTTCATGGCTTTTAATTCTTCTTTTGTCTTACGTCCATTTTTCATAAGATAAATCTTAGTTGCGTCGACGTCGATAGTACAATTATTATGTCCTTTTTCGGCTAGCGAAGCCGCTTCCAATTCAAGGAAATAACCGTTAATAGCTGTTACCAATAGGCAGCGGTTATCGTAAGAGTTAGCATATTTACCGAGGTAATTATCTTCAGCTGTTTTCTTAATATCGTCATGGATCATATCCATTAATTCAACGAGTTTAATTTTCTTGAAGGATTTACCTTTATCTTGTACAGTCGTTACATAAGAGTTAACGCCGCGCGCTACTTTAACTTTTTCGCCGTCGTCGAATACGACAAATTCGCCGTTATTAATACGAGTATCCAAAGTTTCTTTATCGACGAATTCTACGCCTGTTACTTCAGGAAGTGGCGCGAATGTACAGGAAATAGTAGCCGGAGTGCCACAAATAAGGCCGGCAATTCGTGTTAAGTATTGTTGGCCTGTGTATTTAGTACTACCTACTTCGAAGTATTCGTTTGTAACATTAACGACGCCTTCAGTATCGGCAGCATTTTTAAATAATACTGCTTTAACTTTGTTATCTTTAGTGTTACGTTGCGCCTTAACCCATGTAGCGATAGCTGTAGTTTCTTCAGTTGTTGCTTCAGGGTAAACTAAGTAAGTAAATTTAAGTGCTTCAGCTGCTTTAAGTTTTGCGTTAATATCGGCAGTTTTACCAGTTTTAGGGAATACTAACGCTAAAATTTTGTAAGGCGTTGTTTGATAACCGATTAACGCTAATTCTAATTGTTTTTTATTGTCGGCGGAAAGTGTTTCCGGAATATCGGAGTTATCGAAGATAGTATATTTTGTAACGGCTTGTACTGCGTCGTTAAGCATAACTAAGATGATACCGCGTTTAGCGGATTCGATAGCAGCGATACCTTTTTCTTTAAAATATACGGTAATTTCTGGTAAGCCCATTATAAGTACCTTTCGTTTAAATGTAATGTATTAAGTCTGTCATACGCTTCGTTTTCTTTATCTTTTGTGTAAAGATAGTCGTAATACTGTACATCGAAGGAAAGACGGATTATATCGCTGTCTTCGCCTTCAATTTCAAGGCTTAGATTTTTAGTAAGAAGATATCTATTGTCTTTTTGTACTGTAAATCCTGATCTAAAATACGAAGTTAATGAATCTTGTAATATGTATAATTCTTCAGCGTTTAAAGTACCCTTTTCGCTGTAGAATGTTAAATAAATTGTGATGTTATTTAATTCGTAGCATTGATTATCTAAATTAGCTAGTCTATTAGATTTAAGGAAAAAGCAAGGGGATTCGAAGCCTTCTTTTGTTTCGTCTAAATAGACTGGATAGTTATAATGCGTCTTTAAGATATCGCGGACGGCTTGCAATATATCAATTTGAGTTAACATTTAATTCCCTATCTTCTTCTTCAAACGTTTAATCATAGATTCTAATTCTGTAGGAAGTACTGTTAAGCCGATTTCTTTAGTCGTCGAATCGATAAAATGTTTACCCTGTACGAAGCCTTTAGTTTCGCCTGATTTAGTAACTATCTTATGGCCTCTATCGATTAAACCGATATGTGGCGCTGTATTATATACTTCAGCTTGTAAGTTAGTTAAGTCTGTACCAGTAACGCGCTTTTTCCAGGATTTTTTAAGTTTCTTCTTATGATCAGTACCGGAATCCGGTGTTTTAGCGACTAATTCTTTCTTTAATTCTAAACCTATCTTATTTAACGATTTTTCAGCTTCGGCCGGATATTCGCCGATAGCGTTATTAATAATATCTTCTAATTCTTCCATATTAAGGAATTCTAGGCTTGCCATTATTTACTACCTATGGTTTTATCGTTAGTATTCTTACCGCGGCTTACTTCTTCCGCGATAATCTCTAAGGATTCATTATCGTAAAATGGATTTACGATACCTAAAATACGAAAGGTTTTAGAATTGTATTTAATCGTCATATTAGTATCTATATTTGGCCTGTATCGGATAGTGAATTTAACGTTATTGATACTTTGGATAGTATCGTTTTCTTTGATATCGGACATGCGTACCGGATATATTGACGCCCAACAATCACATACTTTAGATTCTTTTATCGTATCGAATCCGTTAGCTGTTTTAGATTGTTGTTTAGATAATATGCTAATGCGTCTATTTAATCGCCCTGGATTAGCTATCATATTAAATCACCTCGTCATAATTAGAGTTATATTTAATAGTTGTTAAGATAGCTGTAATTGTATGCGGATATTCGTCAGTAACGGCCGCTTTATTGGCGATGTTTCGATTAGAATACCAGTGGCTAATAAGAAGCAACGATAGCGATTCTAATAGTTGATCGCTATCGTCGTATTGCTTACCAGTAGTGGATTCTATGTAATTTTTAGACGCTTCGATTAAACTATTTACTAATACATCGTCTTCAGTTAAATCAGAATCAATCCGTAAATAGTTTTTTGCAGTTTCAAGCGTCATAATATGTTATCCTTTATTATTTCTTAGCTAAGAATACAAGGCCGTTAGCGTCGACTACTTTACCGTCTACCAATGCTACGGAATCGTATACTTTAGCACGAGTTGCGTTATCGCGATATTCTACAAGATCTACATTGTAGGAAGTGTTAAGCATGTATTTAGATAAATCGAATAATACTGCTACTGTGTTACCTACTGTAGCGTCATCGATTGCAGGAAGCGCGTCAGTTAATACTACTTCTTTACCTAAAATACGGTATTGAGGTTGACCGGAGATACCCATATTAACGCCGCCGATAGGTTGACCGTTTTTATCAGTCATACCTACGATAGACAATGCAGTACCTTCATTCATGATGAATACAGAATCTTTTTTGTATGCGGAAGGTACAGCTTTCAATGCTTTAATGATAGTATCGTAATCGAATGCAGTTACATCGACTTTTTTAACTGGTGTTGCTGCTGTGATACCAGTAGGTTGACCTACGCCAGTACCGGATACGATAGCTTTTTCCAATGCTTTACCCATAGCGTCAGCGATGTTATTAATCAATGCTGCTTCGAATGCTGCAAGGCTGCGTACGTCCATTTGGAAGGATACAGCAGCTACGCAACGTAATTGATATGCTGCGAATACTAAGCTACCAGTAACCATTTTTTGGCTAGTACCGGCAGCGTCTTCACTTTGCCATGCTGCTTCGAATTGAGTAGCGGAAGTCGGTACAGATACGCCGGCTGCGAATTGAGTACGACGTACACGAGGAAGAATATCACCGTATGCTTGTAATTTACGTACTACTTCATCGAGTACAGTCGTAGGAATTACAGCAGCGTTATCAGTTGTTACGGAAGTAGTAGCTGCACGGAATTCTTCAGGCATTTCAGCGCCTTTTACTACATGGTTAAAAAATGCGTTACGGTATTCAACAGTTTCGAAAATGTTTGTCATTTCAGGTTTTTCCTTTTCTGTAAGATTAATAGTGTTACCCATAGAAGGATTGGATTCTAAGGATTTAGCAATTTCTTCGCGTTTACGAATTTCAGTTTCTTCGTTATTAAGCGCGGTTAATTCGTCTTGGAATTTAGATAATTCTTCAAGATTAGCTGTTTCGATAGCGCTTCGGATTTCTAACTTACGCGCTTCGATTTCTTTAATTCGATTCATTTGATTTCCTTATCTTTAGTGTAAAGACAAAATTAAAACAAAAAAATAATAAAAAGTATTCCTACAATATATGGTGATTTAATAGGTAAGAAGTACGGTTTTTAGCTTTTCTTTGGCGATAGTTTCTTTAGCTTCGGCTTCCATAGTATCGAAGTTTCGATATACGGCTTCGACTACTGTAGCGGAGTAAGCCGGAAAATCGACGACGGATACGTCTTTTAATGTTTTAATAGCATTAATATAACGAGTATTATCGACGTAGAAGTCTTTATCGACTGTAAAAGCGAAAGACATTTTATTTAAATCGCCGCGTTTGATTAATTCGTAGATATCCTTAGCAGCTGTAGTATTAGCTAATTCAGCTTCGAAATATAGGCCGATTTCGTCGACTGTTAAACGTAATGTATTATTGGAAGTACGCGCTAATAAAGTAGTATTATCCTTGTGATTATAACGTAATACTACGTCTGACATATTACAATTAGTAAAGGCTTCCTTAGTAACGACTTCGTAGTAGTCGACGTTATTAGCGGAATATAATTTAGTCGGAGAATCGAAGACTACAGCGTAGCCGGCAATTAACATATTTTCTTTAGATTCGATAATAGAATCTTGGTTACTTCTAACTTCTAACATTATTTATTATCCTTTTCTTTTAATTGGTACTCATCGGCTTTATCGGCGTTTATATAGTTTAACGATACTAAGCGTTTATCGCCGTCTTCTACTGGTGGTAAGTCGAATAATTCACGCGCTTCGTTAGTAGTAAGTAAACCTAACGCGCCTAATTCTTTAACCATGTTAACCTTATTAGTCGTAGACGCATACGTTAAACGATTAGAATTAAAGTCGATGATGTTACCGTATTCTTTTTCTTTTTCAGTAAATACTTTCGCTGTGAATTCTTGGCTTAATTGAATCTTGATTCCTTCGATGATAGACTCATAAAAGGCTTGCCATTCTGTTTCGTTGTAAGATCCGTTAACGATAGCTTCGTTAATACCGAAATAAGAATATACTTCAGATTGTAGATATTTTAACTGCGCTTCTTCAGCTGATTCAGCTTTAGTCGATACCGGAATAAAATCAGCTGTACTATCGATAGTAGCAACGCCGCCGGATTTAGAAGTGGACGATTTAAACCAGTCAGCAAATAATTCGGCTTTAGTTTTCCATTCGGATTGACTTACCATACCTGATAATTTTAAAATACCGCTAATTTTACCGCCATTCTCTACCTTATTAGATATAGATTGACGTGATTTAGATAAATTAGTTAATGTTTCTAGGAGTGGCTTATACGCGTCCTGGCCTAGTAAATCATGTGTAGAATAATTACGTCGAATATGAATAATATCGGTATAAGGAATAACGATATTTTTAGCATTATTAAAATTGAATTTTAGATAAAGATTATTATCATATTCTTTTAATTCGCAAGAAGTAAAGTCGATTGGATAAAAGCCGTTAATATTCTGTTTGTTATCCTTTTGAATGTAAACAAACGCGTTACCATAATAGAGTAATTGCGAAGCTACTTTATATAAGAAGTCGCTAGTACTCATATAGATATTAGGCCGATTAGCTAATAAGCTATTAATAGATGATTTCTGCGCGTTTCTACCGTTTTCATCTTGGATAATGTGTACCGGTTTAAGTTTAGCAACGTGGCGCGCTATCGTATCGACGCATGATCTGACGGATAAGTCGTTATAGATTTCTGCGTTATAATTCGTAATAAAATTAGTATACGAGTTGATTAGCTGCGCATTAGTGTACTTAGTACTATCTTCTTGTGTAGGCTTTACGTTAAAGATAGTATCGATAAGATTTCTAAATTCCATTATTTGAAGTATCCTTTTCAATTTCTTCTAATTCTTTATTAACAGTCATAATATGCTTACCTATTTCTTCTACGACGTTAACAGTAACGGCATTACCAGCTTGTTTATATAATTGATTATTAGAATTAACCGCAGCAGCTGCTTCATATTGTGAATCTGAAAATCCTTGCAATCGCCAGCATTCGCGCGGAGTTAATCGTCTAATACGAATCGGATCATTATCAACTAATACGCCTACACTTCCATTTGTTGTAAGTGTTTGACTTTGTTGTGGTTGTACCCTTCCCCTTCTTGTCGTAGAGTTAATATAATTTAAGTCGATTCCGTCGCCGATATAAGTATCGATGTATCCTTTTTCTGTTGCATTTTTAATCTTAACTGCAACTCTTGAATATAGTCCAGTACCAGTACCACCTTTAGCCATAAGCGTACAACTTGTACCGTTATAATCGTAAACGCGATCGGATTGAGTGCCGTCTATAATCTTTTTAAGAGTTGATTTACTTTCTTTTCGGATAGGTAATAACTTTCTTCCGGCTGTGTTTCCATTATATCCAACAATGTATATTCTTTCTCTACTTTGAGGGACTCCGTAGTCTTTGGAATTGTAAACTTTCCATTCGATAGAGTACCCTCTTTTTTCCATTTCAGTAAGTACCTGGAAGAAGGTGTATCCTCTGTTGATTGAAAGTAAGTTTTTAACGTTTTCAGCGATAAGCCATTTGGGTTTATTGCCGGATTCTTCGACTTCGTCAAGTAATCGCATAACTTCGTAGAAGAGTCCTGATCTTGTACCTTCTTTGATTCCTTGCATTTTTCCTGCGATTGAGATGTCTTGACAAGGGAATCCGAAGGCCCATAAATCGGTTTTTGGTAAGTCTTTTCCTTTAATGTTTCTGATATCATTATTAAAATATAATCCTTTCGTATCATAAATAGCTTTATAAGAATCCTGGGCAAATTTATCGAATTCGCACCAGCCGGCGCATTTCATACCGGCATTTTCTAGCCCAGTATGAAAGCCACCGATACCACTAAAAAAATCTAAAAATTTCATTATTTAACCTTTCTAAGTTTAGCTTTAAAGTAAAGATAAAAGTATCGAATGCAAGCCGCAATAATAATTAAGGAAGCTATTAATAGCGGAAGCATAAACCTAATAATAAAGTAGAGTAGAATTATAATAATTAGTAAGTAGATAATATCTAACATGATTGTTATATCCTTTAATAAAAGTATTAATAATTAGCATTCATATATGAATACATTTCTTGATTATTTAAATAAATGGTATATGCGTCGAGTATCGCGGCGAATCCGTCTATACGGATACCGTCTTTATTACGATTTTTACAAGGCTGCATATTGCCGTTAATATCGATATCGGCTTCGACTGAAGCTAAATTCCATATAGTAATTGGATTGTTATTATAGTTAATAATCTTATCTTCGATATCGTTTTTAATACGCTGCATTGGAATAGATAAGGTTTTCTTACCTTGTATAACGGCTTCAGCGATATCCTTACCATAATTCATTTGTAAATTTTCGACTAATTGCGCGCTTCCCCATGAGTCGTAACCGAATTTATAAGGAAATACTTGATAGGTATTTTGCATTTCTAAGTACCAGTCGAGTATGTCGAGTGGATTGATATTTTTTCCTTTAGATAATCTAAGTAATCCGTTATTATACCAGGTTGAATAAGGTTTATTATCGCGCTTTTCGTATTCGAGTATTCTATCTTCAGGAATCCAGTACATCGATTTAACATATATCTGATCTGAAGACGCTTTTTTAAATAACATACAAGCCGATGTTAAGTCTATTTGTTGTGATAAATCCCAACCGCCGATATAATAACAGTTTCTTAATTCTTCCATATCAAACGTATCAGGATTAATAATCTTATCGGCTGCTAAGAAGGCTGTATTTCCGTTAACTGGAATATTAAAATCCTTACAAAGTAAGTTAGGTAAATTTCGGCTATCTTCTTGTGCGCGCTTAACTTTATCGTTAAGATAGTCTATTTGTTTAGATACGCCTAGATTAGGATTCGCTTTAATCCATTTAGTCGGATCGTCTACTTCATCGCGTGAATCTAACTCATAAACTATCGGTAATACTCTATCGTCGTGAGTAAAATCTTTATTTAAATAATGATTTATAATGCGCGTACATTCATCGTATTTTAAGTCGTAAATATTATCGCGTATCATACCGGACGTAGAAGTTATGATAGATAGCGGCTGCGTACGTGCGGACATACCGTCGACGATTACGTCGTAAAGATTCTTATCTTTTATTGCATGTAATTCGTCGATAAAACTAGCATGTACGTTTAAACCGTCTAAGGTATTAGATTCTGATGATAAAGGCTTAAATATTCCGTCGCCGATACTGCATTTAATTTCGTTTATATAAATCTTAGCGTAACGGCTTAATTCAGGAGATTTTTTAATCATCTTTTTAGACGATTCCCATATAATTTTAGCCTGATCCTTTTTAGTAGCAGCGCTATAAAGTTGTGCGCCTTCTTCACCGTCAGCATATAATAAGTAATTAGCAATAGCCGAAGCGAATACTGATTTACCATTTTTACGCGCAACGATTAAGATTAATTCGCGATATTGTCTTAACCCAGTATCTTTATCGACGAATCCGAATAAAGCGGATAATAACGCCTTTTGCCATAATTCAAGGATAAAAGGTTTACCGGCTGACTTTCCTTCGCCATGTTTACAAAATGTTTGAATAAATTCTATAACGCGGTTAGCCTTATTTTCATCGAAGATATATTGATTAGGATTTTTAACTTTATAGTAAAGATAATCATATACCGCTGCTACCTTCTTACTAACGATAATATCGCCGTTTGTAATCTTGCTGTGATATTGCAGTATATAATTCATAGTGTTTTACCTATTAAGAAAAGCCTCTAAAGAAGATTTAGATTCGTCGTCTAAGTCGTCAGGCAACAATGACATAAGATTTTTAATTACTGTGTTATAACTGCGTATCATATTATTATAGACTTTAATAGAAGAAGATTCCTTTACGCCTGATTGATTAGCGCCGTTTTGATATTCTTCTATACAGCCATTAATAGCTATATCTATTTGAAGTTTTGAAAGGGTTAATCTCATAAAGGCAGCGTCTGATATTAATCCTTCGGCGATAGTATAAGTGGTTTTATCTAATAAAGGTTTAAAAATTTTCTTCAGCTTATTAATTTCACGTTTAAGCTGTTTTTCTTGATCCGTCATAATTAAGCCTTTTCTGTTGTTAAATATGAGAATGAAAAAGTAACGGCCTTTTCGTCATGATAATTATCAAGATTAAATAAGTCTACCGAGTAGAATTTAAAGCGCGTGTTAGCTATTGTTAATTCTACTGTATTCGTTAGGCTGTTACGGAATTGATTAATAATATCGGTAGTCGTCTTTTCATCGTCTAAGATTAAGACGACGTAATTATCTGTATCGCTAAGAAGGATACTATTAACGTCATAGTCTTTATTGTAAAGACTCAGTACGATGTTTCTGTTTTGTGATTGTTTCATAAAAATAATTCCTTACGGATAATAGATATCTTTATAGTAAAGATAACTATACCCTTAGTTAAAAAGTGCTTTTAGTATGCGAAAAAGAGGGCGCACGGTCTTCCGGCTTTTTTAAAAAAACCCAGTAGTAGGGGGGACTTTTTCCAATTTAATAAAATTTAGGGTGTACATGATTATGTATATTTAGTAACTGGTACTAGCCTTATGTCTTAGACGTAGTATCGTCGTTAATGTTTATAACGTTACCGTTACTATCGAAGGAGATACTACGACTAGCAATCGCCGACTTAGATTTTTTAAAACGGTTATGTATCTCGTTATGACATTCATTACATAGCAACATTAAATTAGATTCGTTTAATGTTATATTAGGATCAGTTACATTTAATTCTGTTATTGGTATGATATGATGTACTTCTTTAGAATTTATAGCGCCACATTTTTCACAGGTATAAAATTTTTGCTTCCGAATTTTAGAGGCCAATTTTTTCCATGCTTGCGAATTATAGAAGTACTTTAATTTAGGATTAGCCATAATATGTATGTAATAGTTAGTAGTTAATTAGTTATATGTTATTAATATGTTATTAGTTAATGATATATAGTTAGTAAGCTATTAAA